CCAGCACTCCAAAATTTAAATATTGGAAACTGGCCAGATCAAGTACACGCAATTGATGATTTTGATCAACACGTATTCAACGCAGGTGCAGCAGCAGGAAATTTTTGGTCTGTAATAGCAGCAGTTAACTGTGTGGCAGCAGTACCTACATTAGGTAATGATGGAAGTTTAAACGGAGTAGTAAATAATCCAGCAGCAGGTGCAGCAAATGATGGAAATTTAGTTCAAGGTAACATGAACTATGCAACTCCTCAAACAAGAGGGGATAGATTATACTTTGAATGTAGAACATCTTCAAATGGTGCAGTAACAGGTGTACCAACCGCTAGAGTTTTTGCAGGTTTACCAAATATATTTTGGGGAATGGCAGAAGAAGGTGCAGCAGTTGGAAGTGCATTTGGCGCAGCAATTACTAATTTAGTTGGTTTTAAAATGAATGCAGGTGCAGTTCAATTATCAGCTTGTATTAAATCAGCAGCAGGTGCTGAACTATCTATAACTCCTACAGACGCAAATTTAATTGCTTTAGGAACAATGGCTCAAAATCAATTTATAACTTTAGGTTTTGAATTAGTAAACTCACCAGCAACAGCAGCTAATGGCAATGTTAAAACAAGTTCAGTAACTTACTATATTAATAGACAAGCTTACGCTACTTGCTTTACTAGAACTGCAGGCGGAGTAACTAGTTCACAATTTGTAGCAGGTTCTCAATCAGCAGCAGCAGTTGCCTATGATGCTTTCCCACTAACAAACACAGCAGCATCTAGAATGGGTTTGACTTGGGACTTTGGTTTAACAGCAGCAGTAGCTAATACTTTATCTAATGATTATTTCATGGGGTCGCAAGACAGAGGTATTACTTACGCACCGACTAACTAATAACTATTTTTATAAGGCCCTTCGGGGCCTTATTACAAAATTAAAAAGGAAAACAAATTATGCCAGATAATTCATATGTAGCTTCTAAAACTTTTTTACCAACTACATCTACAACAAATATAGCAATAGCTGCATTTAACACTTCTATCACTGCAGGCAACACTGTATTTTTTTTAACAGATACTTACTTTCCAGAATCATTAAATAATCCTACTAATTTAGGTATGAGAATTTCTATTTCTTCAGCGGATAATATAAATGCTTCGATATTTACTATTGTTGGAACAGCACCAAGTGGAGTGGCTTTAACAGCTACAGTAACAGGTGTAAATAATAATACAGTAAGTACAACTGATGATGCAGCAGGAATGTTTCTTTCTGTAACTTCAATAACTGTTTCAGTAGCAACAGCAACTAATGTTAATGTAGGAACTTTAATATCAGCAACTCTATCAAACACAGGAGTTATTTTTGCTGGAAGAACAAGAATAAGAGGTGCACAAGCTTTTTCATCAGCTACAGCAGGAACAGTAGATTTTCATAATACATCAATAACAGGAACCATTGTTTCTAAATTTTATACTGGAGCAGCAGCTTATGATATAGAACCTTATATTCCAGACAATGGTTTATTGTTTAAAGCTGGAGCATTTATTAATCTTCAATCTACTCGTGTAGTAGACGCAATAACAGTTTATTACGACGGTCCAAATCCAACAGGTAGTTAGGAAATTAAATGGCGACTATTACTTACACAGTTACGGTTGCAACTGGTACTAACCAATATAGTGCAAACGTAAATAAATTTTATATTAACGGTACAGTTAGTCCGACTCTTCAACTTGAAGAGGGAAATATTTATATATTTGATCAGTCCGATGCTACTAATAATGGTCATCCTTTTAGATTTTCTATAACTCCTAACGGAACTCATGCAACTGCAATTGGTGGTGCGGCTGGAGTAGAATATACAAACGGCGTAACTATTGTTGGTACACCAGGTGTTAGTGCAACAGCTTACACACAAATTATTGTAGGTAATACAACTACAACTGCGGGTCAAACTGTTCCACCTTTATTTTATTATTGTCAAATACACTCAGGAATGGGAGGTTCAGCACCTACTCTTACTAAAAGTTCTGGAATTACAAATAAATTTAATCCACCTATAGATGATATTATAGAAGAAGCTTTTGAAAGAACTAATATAAGAGGAACTAGAACTGGTTATCAATTAAGATCAGCAAGACGTTCTTTAAATATTATGTTTCAAGAATGGGAAAATAGAGGTGTCCATTTATGGAAAGTAAAACTTGCTGAAGTACCTTTAGTAAGGGGTCAAGCAGAGTATAGTTTTTCTACAGACTCTATTAATTTTCCAAATGATATGAGTGATATGTTAGAAGCATTCTACAGAAATAATACTACAGTAACTAATCCTCAAGATATTGCATTAACTCAAATTAGTAGATCTCAATATAATGCAACACCTAATAAATTAGTACAAAGTACACCTTCTCAATTTTATGTAGAAAGAAAAATTAATCCTAGTGTATTTTTATATGCTACCCCTAGTTCAAGTGTGTCTAGTACATCTACACCAAGTAATTTTCAATTTTGTTTTTATTATTTATCTAAAATAGAAAACCCAGGAGCCTATACAAATGTTTCTGATGTAGTGAATAGATTTTATCCATGCATGATGTCAGGTCTTGCGTATTATTTAAGTATGAAATTTTCTCCAGAAAGAACGCCTGAGTTAGAGAGAATTTATGAAAGTGAACTTTTAAGAGCATTAGATGCAGACAACCAAGGTACATCTACATTTATATCACCACAAACTTTTTATGGCGATGGAGTTTCTTCATAATGGGAGTTTTTGCTAGAGGTAAACAAGCATTAGCAATTTCTGATAGATCTGGATTAAGATTTCCATACACAGAAATGGTAAGAGAATGGAATGGATCTTTAGTTCATAATTCAGAGTTTGAACCAAAACAACCACAGCTTTCTCCAAAACCTGTTGGATCCGATCCACAAGCTTTACAAAATCCTAGAGTACAAAGAGATAGTACACCTCAATTAATTTTATTAGAAAATAATCCATTTGAAGTTATTATTTTTGGTGGTAATACATTTGTTAATGTTTATTCACTTGATCACCAAAGACTAGCTAATAGTGTTGTAAGATTAAGAGGAGCACCACAAGTTATAGCAACAGGAACAGGTGGAGCGAATACACCTAACTTACAATCTTTCGCACCTATTCCAACTATAGCAGGAGTTACAGATATAGATGCAGCGGCAGGTTTTACAATTCTATTAGGAAGAATAGCAGCAAATGGAGAAGTATCTGGTGCAACAACAACTGATGTATTAACTACTCCTATTAATTATTTTTATTTTCAAAGTGGTGACAACGCAACCACATCTGGTATAGTAGGTGGTTTTAATAGTTGTTCAGCAGGACCAGTAACATTGGAGGCAATATAATATGGCATACACATTAGCAAATTTACAAACAGATATTAGAGGATATACAGAAGTTGGAGATACTGTTTTAACTGATGCTGTTTTAGCAAATATGATTAAAAATGCAGAAAATGCTATTTTAAGAGCTGTTCCTTCAGATCAAAATGCACACTATGCTACTTCTAATCTAGTGGTAGATAATAGATATGTTACAATTCCTTCAGACCTTAGATCTATAAATTATGTACAACTTACAGATTCACAGGGAAATCAATTTTTTCTAGAACAAAGAGATCCTAGTTTTATGGCAGAATACTATTCTACTCCTCTTTCATCAGCTGTAGATATTCCTAAATACTATGGTAATTGGGATGAAGAATTTTGGGTAGTAGCTCCCACACCTAATCAAACATACGCTATTACTTTAGCTTATAATAAAGAGGCTCCTAGTATTACAGATACAACTCCAATCAATTTTTCTACTACAGGAACCTACTTATCAAACAAATATCAAGACTTGCTTTTATATGGATGTCTGATAAATGCATATGGGTACTTGAAAGGTCCACAGGATATGATACAATATTACCAAGCGCAATATGAAACTGCTCTTACCACGTATGCAACTGAACAAATCGGTTACAGACGCAGAGACGAATATGAAGATGGCATGATTCGTCAACAGTTAAAATCCAAATCACCATCTAGTTACGGAACAAATTAATTTAAGGAGATAAAATAATATGGCGAACTTTGTACCTGATAAAATGAAACCAAACCTTTTTAAAGGTGGTTTTAATTTTTCAACAAATCAAATTAACTTGGCATTATTGACAAGTATTGGAGCTGCAGGTTTTGCACAAACAACTGCAGAAAATTATACTAGTGCAACTGCTGGTCAAGTAGCAGCAGGAGGTGGTTATACAACTAATGGAATTAGTTGTGGAGCATGTACTGTTTTAAATAATGGATCACAACCCGCATCAACTTTTTTAAGTTTTGCAGGAAATAATTCTGATGGTAGTGCAGCAACAGCTAATACTATTAACTTTGTAGCTTCAACTATTACAGCATCTTTTGGATGTATGTATAAATTTGTAGCTCCAGGCGGAACAACTGCTAATCAACACATTGTAGCTATCTTAGACTTTGGTGGAACAAAATCATCTTCAGCTGGAGATTTTAAAATTGTATTCCCAACAGTTTCAACAGGAGCTGATGCAATTTTAAGTGTAACATAAGGAAAATTAAATGGCTTTGGTTATAAATGACAGAGTAAAACAAACTAGTACTACAACAGGTACAGGTACTTTAAATTTAAGTGCTACTATTCCAGTTGGTTTTAGAAGTTTTGTAGATGGTATTGGTAATACTAATACTACTTACTATGCTATTTATGAAACAGGAACTAATAACTTTGAAGTAGGAGTTGGAACTGTAACTGATGCCGCAACAGATACTCTATCAAGAAATACTGTTATTAGTAACTCTTTAGGTAACACAACTAAAATTAATTTTTCAGGCACACTTGATGTGTTCTGTACTTTACCGGCTAGTAAAGCAATTTACTTAGATACATCAACACCTCCAGTACCCGTTGGCGCAGCAAGCACAGGTTTTGCATTAGCAATGGCGGTTGCATTATAGAATAGGAAAAAAATATGGCACAAGATTTTAGAAGAACATTATTTGCAGCAACAGGAACAGGAGCAGTTACTCTTAGAACAGCAACTGATTTTGATGCAATAATTGGAATTAGATGTTGCAACATTGTAGCTACAACAATTGAAATAGATGTTTTTATTGAATTTGGAGGCGGAACTTTTAACATTGCAAAAGGTGTAGTAATTCCACCAAACTCTGCTGTTGAATTAATTCAAGGTGGAGCAAAAATAAATTTAAAAAACGGTGATGTACTTAAAGCTAAATCGAATACCGCTTCTTCTTTAGACGTAGTTACATCATTTATTGAAGGCATCAGTTCTTAGGAGGAATTATGACGGCAGTAGTAAATGGAGTCCAATACATCGGAGGGCAAACAGCTCCCAACGAATTTATAAATAATCAAGCGGCCACGATTGATGGTACGCAAACAATTGAAAGTGCAGTTTTAGCTGGACCAATAACTATACCAGCAACTGTTACAGTAACAGGGACTTTGGTAATAGTATAATGTCAAAAATAGAAGTAGATGCAATTGATAAACAAAGTGGTTCAACCTTAACTTTAGGTGGATCAGGCACAGCTGTAACTTTAGCAAGTGGCGCTACTCAAACAGGTTTTGGTAGAACAGGAACTGTTGATTGGGATACAACTCCAGTAACTTCAACACCAACAACAGGTGTAAATGGTGTAGGATATTTTATAAATGCAACTGGTGGAGCAAAAACAGTTAATTTACCAGCCTCTCCAACTGCAGGCGATATTATGGCTGTTTCAGATTATGCACAAATTGCAGCGACTAATAATATTACAATAGGTAGAAATGGTTCAAATATTCAAGGTAGTGCTTCTGATTTAGTAATCTCAAATAATGGTTTTGCTTTTACATTAGTTTTTGTAGATGCAACTAAAGGATGGATTACAACTGATACAGGAGCAGAAACAGATAAAGAACCACCTCCTGAATTTATTCAAGCATCAGGTGGTACAGTGACTTGTAGTGGTAATTTTAAAATTCATACTTTTACTGGTCCAGGAACTTTTACAGTTAATAGTGCGGGAAATGCTTTAGGTTCTAATTTAATAGACTATTTAATAGTAGCAGGAGGTGGAGGTAGTGGTGCTAATACTTCATCAAGTTCTATTTCGGGTGCAGGTGGAGGAGCTGGAGGATATAGAGAATCTCCAGGTGCAGCATCAGGTTCTTATACAGTTTCACCTTTAGCAGGTGGGTCAGCTTTATCACTTTCTGCAGGTCCTTATTCAATTATAGTAGGTGGAGGGGGTTCTGCGGGAGTTGATGGAGGACCCACTAATGGAGGTAAAGGAAATAATTCAGTTTTTTCAAGTATAACATCAACAGGTGGTGGTTTTGGAATGGGAAGAAATAATCCTTCTTTTGGTGGGGGACCTGGAGGTTCAGGTGGAGGTACAACAGGAAATGTTCCAGGCTCTGGAGGAACAGGAAATAGTCCTCCTGTAAGTCCCGCTCAAGGAACTGATGGTGGTAGTAATACTTCAGGTAGCAATGGAGATCTTTATTCATCAGCTGGAGGAGGTGGAGCAACTGTAGCTGCACTATCTTTGTCCGCAACTGTAGTTAATTCAACAGCTGGTGGTGCTGGTGCAACAAGTTCAATTAATGCAACTCCAACTACAAGAGCTGGTGGCGGTGGAGGTGGTGGTGCTAATGCTGCGGCTTCAGGAACAACTACATCAAATGCAGGTGGAGCTGGT